GTCGTTTTACGCTATTCGACAAAGCGGTGAAGGGTCTTCTACCTAAAGTCAGACCTAGGGTAATCCCTGGGTGCGACGGTAAGTGGAATATCTTCAATTATATCCCCTGCAAATAATTGTGTGGGGCCATAATTTCTGGTCATGAAAGTCTGGTATTGCGTACGCTTCTCCTCTGTTGAGGCGATTAAGCGATCAATACCCCTTTTTAAAGGAATACGACTTGGTGACTTGCTTAGGCGGACATAGAACTGACTTGCAGCTTTAAAAAGCGAAGGAGTTTTTAGTCCGACTTGAGCCTTAAACCCTCTAAGGGTTTTAACCAGGGCTGCACCACTGAGAATTTGGATAATTTTATTTTCCAAAGTCGAAACGGTCAGCCCCCTGGTATCTTCCGGATCTGGACGAAGGGCAGTGGCGCCGTTAAAAACGGTTTCACGCACTTCTGTCATAGAACGGGCGAATAAAATGTCGCGTATCGCCGGTGGTTGATTGTCCCAATTTGGAATTTTCACCCGCAGGTTATACTCGGCCATCTTGTTCTCGACGTCGTCCCAGGTGGGGCCAAATTTTGGCCCCCTTACCAGGGCGAGCGATCGCGAACGAGTAACTAAGTCTCGTATGGACTGGTTTCCCAAATGGAAACCCCATTTCCTTAAGGCCGGCCCCGTAAGGGGTTGAGGCCATTGGAATGGGGCTCCGATGCCTCCCCACGTATGTGGGAAGGTAATTGGGAGACCAAGCCGTTGAGCAGTTACCCATTGGGGATAAAATTGACTGGTCTGCCAGGACTTCCTTTTATAGGGAGTTCCGCAAACCCGTTCTCTTACTATCTCCGTATGGGATGGCGATGAATACCAATTCACCGTGCCCTTTGAGCCCCCATGGGGCCCAACTAGCGTGGAAATTGGCTTAACGCCGATGGAATTACCATCTGGGTCGGTAATGATCTCACAAAAGAGACCAAATTCGGCCGAGAGGTAATCCTTGTCCTTGGATATTAAAGCTCCTTTGGATTCTAAATCCAGAGTCAACGCTTCCGAGGACGATTTGGTGACTGGACCAAGGAGATCATCTCCTGTGGTTCGGACACGAAACATCATTTCGGGAGGCTGCGTCGTTTCCCAGGCCCAAACGTTTAAAAGCGAAAGGCCTGGCCACGACGTAGGCTCCCCCATCATGGCTCCCACTGTACTTACCACGGCGGCATCAAGCTGTCCTGGTTCGTGAGCGGTATACCAATCATAGTAATAGCCTATAAGGCGTTCTTTATTATTGGTAAAC